AGTAATTCCAATGCTCTAACTCTACTAGCATCTGATTCGCTGTCTTGGCTCTCTTTATAAAGCTGATCTATCACATAGTTCCTTGTACGGAGGCTAGAAGCTATTACACTCCTTTCCTTACGCTCAATAGCCTTTTGTATGCTTATTGCTATCTTAGGGTTAGCGACTAGCTTAGATGCTTCGACCTCACACCATTTAGGTATCTTTCCTTGCTTGGTGAGTTTCACATCATAGACCTTTGCATAAGCCTCTTTATAACTGCCTAACTTCCCCTTAACAATTTCATTCACGAAGGCTCTCTGCTTAATGGTTAAATCAGGCTCTTTTTTGACCAATTTAAGATCAGGTTTTTTGTCGTCTTTCATACAAAGAATATTAACAGGTTCTTTTATCTTCCGTAATGATCACAAAATGATTGCTATTAAAGTGTTGAAAATGATGAGAGAGGGTATATAGTGGGTTCTATAAATTAACTTTTAGGAGAAAAAACATGGCACATAAAACAATCAAATACGGAAGAATGGAACTGACACCAGTAAAGGATAGCAATGAATGGGGTCTGTTTATCTGCAAGACTCATTCTGGGGATTTCTTTGTTGAGAGAGTGGATGAGGATCATACTGGATACCATAAGGGAACTTACTGGAATCTTTATAGGTGGGATTGTTTAGCTTTCGGTGATATTGATGATCTCAAGACAACTTGCGATTTACCCAATAATTACAGGGATAAATGGATGGAGTCATTCGATAGATTGAAAGATACACTTCCATCTATCTCTGATTACCTTATCAATGGCTATAGCTATGCGGATTGAACCAACTGACGAGACTCAGCGAGAATCTGAGCGAAACCCAATTGAAAGATTGGGTCTTGGTAATTAACAAATATGGAGGATTAAATACCATGAAAAAAATATCAATCTTAACCAAGCAATTTAACAGCCGATATGGAATCAATAACTGGTGTCTGTATAACCAAGAGGATCAGGATAGGACATCATTAATAGTGAGAGGAGAATCTGGCTTTTATAATACAACTTGGAGTTTTAGTGATGATTATGTTCAAGAGATACACAAAGAGAATGGTATTTCTGAAGATGATGTCACTGAGATTATCTGTTCATCAATGTTCAACTTGGGTAGTGCTTAGGCTCTACCCTTTTTTTGTAGGAGAAAAACAATGCAAATAAACGTAAAGGTAAACGAGAAAGATATTCTTGAGGAGACTTACACGATCACATTAGATCGTGATGAGATAGAGCAAGTAGAACAGGCTCTATTAGACCAAAGAATGAATCTAATAACTTTCATACAATCTACACATGACCATGATCTGATTGATGAGCATGAAGACCTCAAGCAATTAGAAAAACTAATTGATCGAATACAACTAAGTCATCTTTTCATATATGGAGAAAACACATGAAAATAAAGAAATCCAAAACGACAGGGAAAATAAAACTCAAGAGGCTGAATAAACCTCATACCCATATGCAAGGCATCATCAATGGGTATTACTACAATGCCAGTCTGACCGAATACGGATACGGAGATTTTAGAATCAAAGGCGGTAATTTTGGTTGGGAGGTTTACGATGGTGATGGGAATAGATTGGATCATCCTTTTGCAGATTTAATAAAAAGAGAGGATGCAAGACAATTTCTGACTGACTACCTTGAGGGTAAAACCATTGAGGTTGAGTCTGCTAGGTCAGGTAAAACCTATCATGTTCAAAATAACCCAGACAATGAATGGTTGCTTAAAGGAAAGCCAACTGATGAGTCTTTGTGATAAGACGAAACTGGATAAGAAATTATCCAGTCTTGGTAAATTTTTAAACAGGAGAAAAAACACATGAGAAAAATTACTAAAGAAGCAAGTGAAGCCTTTAAGGCTGAAATAAATAACGATAGCGAAAACTATCGACCTTTACCCTACGACCAAGAGAAAGTTGTTTTCTCAAAGGACAACACTCAAGTAGTGATCTATTGGACTGAGGGAACATGGGAAGGGAGAGATAAACATACACTTTTGAAACTGCATGGGAATACAATCTCTCATCATGTTCAGAATTTGTTTTCTTTCGAGTCATCTATTGCACAATTCGATATCAATCTTTGTGGGTGGGGTACACCTACGACTAGAGAGAGGCTTAATGGCTTGTTAGAGACTCTAGGATTTGATTTTAGGGTTAAGCAACAAAAGGGTGAGCAAATTGCCTATGGAAGGAAATATGGCTCTAGCATCAATCGAAGCTATACGCTCAATGAAGATGGCAACACAAATGTCTTTTTAATTAACAGGATCATCACAGGGAGGAATATCACATGAAAATAAAAGATAGCACAGCAAAGAAAATCGCTACTGATTTGGTAGAGGAACAAATCATTTGTGGTTGCAACAATATATCTCAAGAGATTGAGTACATGGTTGGGTGTGATCTCACCGAGAAGCAACAAGAAGCGATTATGGAACAAGTGAATAAGATAGCCAAAAGGGCATTGATTAAGATCAATTCTGATTGGAAGAACTACAGACTTGTTTATTAACAACAACTAATTTTTCAACATAGGAGAACACATGAAAAATTTAACTGAAGCAGAAAAAAACTGGAAAAATATAAATCAAACTTATCTATATGCTTTTTGCTATACATCAAGGGAAAGAGTCAGATTCTCGATTAGATACTTTTGGGAGAATGTCCTTGCAAAGGATATTAGTTGGATTGATAGCCAACACAGAAAGGGTATCGGTTGCGATCTCATGGTCTTTCTGTCTGAAAGTGAAAGGGATGAATATGCAAAACAAGCTTATGATGATTATGACTTAGACCAAAGGAAAAGATTGCCACTTTACTTTCAAACGCATTGCATTGATGCAGAGCGTTATGGACTTCCTAGAGGGTTAGGTGATGACTCATGGGATATAGATGATGCTCGTAGCCCAAGAATAAAGGTCAATGATGTACTCATTGAGTATAAGACTTTAATCGCTGTTCAAGGCTATTCGAGTTTAGCCAAAGATAAGGACAATCAACATGAGCCAACTGACGATTAGCTGAAATGCTATGAAACCCAATCGAAAGGTTGGGTATTGGTAAATAAACATAGGAGAAAAAATTATGAGAAAACTAACAAAAACACAACAAAATGAGCTTGATAATCTAGCAGTCTCATTGAGTGCAATTAGATTGCTCAATGCTTGGTTATTCAATACAAACGTAGAAGGCGATTATGAAAAAGCACTTCAAAAGATTGTTGCGAAAGTCTACACAAGCAACTCAATGACTCACAATGAGTTCATCAACCTTTGCGACAGAGCGAACCAAATAGTCAGCAAAGGAAGATCGGCTTTCGAAACTGAATTATCAAAATCAATTATATAAATGAACCAACTGATGATTAGGTGCAATCCCTATGAAAGCCAATCGCAAGATTGGCTATTGGTAAACAATAATTTTATTTATATAGGAGAACGAAAATGAAACTAATAGTGATAGATGAGAAAAATTATCGCGCACACATACTAAATGATGAAGGCGTTTTAATCTCTTCCGAGATTGATTTTACGGAAGATTACAATCAAGAGAAGGTTGGTGGTTGGATTATTCATAATGATGTTGGTGATCGAGCTTGGGAAGAACACAATCCTCGATTTATTCCAAATTATGAACGAATTATGAAACTGCTTACAACAAAATAATTTCATTTATATAGGAGAAAACACAATGAAAAACAAAAAAACTGAAAACGAAATAATCCAGTATCGAAAAATGTTTGGTAGAGCATCCTTTTTGGGAAACACCATAGAGGAAAGCAATACTGTAAGACGTTATCTGCTCAAAGCAGTAGGAGTATTACACGATATTGGATATGAAGACAGAACGATTGAAGATGATCGTTTAATTAAGGTGCTTGAAGAAATACTTTTTCCTAAAAGTAGGCAAAATCCAAATCCTTATGATGGAACGAGAGATAATGATCGTATAGGGATTGATGTTTCTATAGGGGAGAGTTTAAAACTAAATCAAGTCATTGAATACATAGAGGAGATAAAACAATGAAACCAAAACAAGCAAAAGAAACAATGATCCATGTACTGAGAGGAGGGAATACACCTCTCCTCATTGGAGGTACTGGTATCGGTAAGTCAGCAGTAGCTAAGCAAACAACATATGAATTAGCAGATGGGAGGACTGTAAGAGTGGATAAGATCGATCCAAATAAAAATGAGTTTGGGTTTATCGATTTCCGATTAAGTCTTTATGAATCTATTGATCTGGGAGGGCTATGCTACATTGAGGAAGGGAAGCAACTTAGAGCCTTTCTAGGCAACTTGCCTATCAAGGGTGAGGGCATCCTATTCCTAGATGAATATGGACAGGCTCATCCCAATTTACAGAGCGTATGTGGACAACTGATTTATGAAAGGAGAATCGGTGAATATACAATGCCTGATGGGTGGCAAATAATTTGTGCCTCAAACAGGGCTAGTGATAGAGCTGGATCGGTAAAACTTCCTTCCCATGTTATCGGAAGATGCTCAATTATTGAGTTTGAGTCAGATTACAATGACTGGTTAGATTGGGCTATGGATAATGATGTTCATCCTCACGTTATGAGTTATCTAAACTTTAGACAGGGAGAAGATTTAAATAAGTTTGATCCCAAAGTAATTTCACCTCAGCCCTCACCTAGATCATGGGTAAGGCTATCGGACACCTTAAAGACTAATCCTCCTTTGGAGATCGTTCAAAGGTTGGCTGAATGTGATGTCGGTGAGATTTCTGCAATAGATTTTAGGAACTTCATACAAACATTTAAAAACTTGCCAAACATAGAGGCAATATTAAATGGGAGTGATGTCGATAATCCATATAGCGACATGGAAAGTATTAAGGACAAAAAAGAGAAACAAGGTGCAATGGGTATTTCTTATGCGATCACTATTGCGTTGGTCGAAGGTATCCGTAATGCAGATAATCTGATGTACGAATACTTTGAGAATGGTCTTGCCTATGTCTCTAAATTTCCGACACCTGAGTACAAAATTTTCTTTGTAAGAATGGCAACAAGAAAAAGACCTGAACTCATGGAAACCAAAACTTATTCTAAATTCAAAATCGATAATCAAGATGTTGAGTTTTGATAAGAATATTTTATTAACCAATTTATTTTCTTTTTTAGAGGAGGAAACACAATGAAAAATAAAGAAAAAAATATGCTCTCACAGACTGCAACGAAAGTGAGATTCAATTCTAAAATTTGGAGTGGGATCAAAACTGATAGGAGTCTTAGAAAGAAGTTAGCAGATGATGTGAATATCAATAATGATAAGCATCTTCTTGTTTCTAAACACTTGGTTGGATTTAATTCCAGTAAATACTTTAGAAGAATAACAGGCAAAGTTAGATCAGAAAGTTATTATCCATTAACTTGTGCATGGGATGATAGTAGCGCAGATGCCACAGGAAAAATGCAATCAGGTTGGAGGTTATGTGCTAACTCTTTGTTAGACCAATTACAGGAATCTATGGAGAAGGCTCGAACTGAGTTTTTTAAAGAGGTCGATGGATTTTGTAAAGATTATCCAAGATATGTTGAAGAAGCTAGGCACAATCTAGGAGATGCTTTTGACGAAAATGATTATCCTAAAATTGAGGAGATCAGAGAACGATTTAGGTTTTCTTTTGAATTAGAGGAATTACCTAGTTTTAGTAATTCATCCGATATTCGATTAAACGTATCTGAATCTATGAGACAAAGGATCGTAGCTGATACTGAGAATCGTATGAGAAACAATGTTTCAAACATCTTTAAAACGACTGTTGATGCTCTATTGGAACAGGTGGATCACATATCCGAAAAAGTTGAATCTTATGATCCCAACAACAAGCAGAAGGGAGGGTTCTTTAAGAACTCTAGTTTCGATAAGTTGAGAAAAGCTGTAGAGGTTATGCCATCAATCAATAAAGACATATTGGGTGATGATAAGCAGATCAAAAACGCTCATCAAAACTTGCTTAGGGTTTTAGCCAGTATCGACTCAATCGATGATCTAAGAGGAGATACCAAAGATAGTGATGCAAAAAGAAAGAAGGTTGCTAGTGATCTGAAGAAGGCGGTTGATCCTTTGAAAAATGATTTCTTGGGTAAATTATATGGAGGGAATAACAATGACTAATCCTATTGATAAAATTGTTATGGCTCGATCTCGACTCATGCGAAAAGATGTTGGGTTTGCCTCCATGCTTTTGAACTTGGAACTCGTTGAGGATGGTGAGAGGTTTGACTCAATGGCTACTGATGGACAGAGAATCTTTTGGAATCCCAAATTCATTGAAGAATGTACGAAGGAGGAATTGGAAGGTGTGCTGATCCATGAGGCTTGTCATGTCGTATATGAGCATCCCTTGAGGAGAGGCAAGAGGAATCCTAAACTTTGGAATATAGCAACTGACTACATAATAAATGCATATCTCAAATATGATTTAGGGTATGAACTTCCTGAGGGTGGATTGATTGATTTCGATTATAGGAATATGTCAGCAGAGGCAGTCTATAAGATTCTTGATAATGACGATGATGCACTTGAGAAAGCAAAGCAACAAGCAAAGCAACAAGCAAAGGATCAAAATGAATCAGAGGATCAAAATTCCGAAGGCGGAAATTCAGAAAATTCTGAGGCGCAAGAAGGAAATAAAAATACTGGTCAATCTTCTTTGGACTCTCAAGCAAAAGGTGAGGGGGGGGATAAGTATGCAGATATCCCATCCCTTGTTGGAGAGGTCATTGATCCTGAGGATGATAGTGGGAAGAAATTAAATGAATCAGAAATAAAAGAGTTGCAAGATACTATTCGTGCCAATCTATTTAATGCTGATAAATTTGCTTCACTTCATGGCACTTCTTCTGTATCAGGCAGAGTTCATGAGATCGAGGGTGGATCAGTTGATTGGAGAGAGGTTATGTCTAGCCTTCTTCAGTCAACTATAAAGAATGATTACACCTACAATAGACCGAACAGGAGGCACTCTTGGAGAGGTTTGCATCTCCCCTCTAAGGTTCATTCTGTAGATGGTGGTGAAATTGCCATAATCTTTGATACGAGTGGATCATTCTCTCAGCAAGAGATTAATATGTCAGCAAAAGAGGTTGAGAATATGTGCATCGACCTAAACATTGAGAGGATTAGAATATGCTACTGCGATAGTGTCGTTAGAAAGAATGATAAGGGTGAATGGTGGGATCACTATGATCTATCTCAAGGTGAAGAACTAGACCTCAATATCAGAGGCGGTGGGGCAACTAAACTTGATCCTCCTTTTAATCTTATAAATGATTTTACTGAAGACATGGACTCTGTATCTGCTGTTATTTATTTTACAGATGGTTATGGACAGATAGTAAACAAAGAAGGAGATGTCGTCAGCAAAGAGGTTGAACCGAATATCCCTGTGATATGGGCTATAACGACACCGATAAAGACGAATCCACAAATTACTTTCGGTGAGATCATTCACATAAACATAAACGATTTTCATTAAAAACTAGGAGGTAAATAATGACAATACAAGAACTAATTGATGAACTCAAAAGATGTATAGATGAAGAAGGGTTTGACTCGGATGCATTGGTTTTAATTGATGTAATAGACGATGGAGGATTAGCATATCAAACACCAAATACCCTTGTTGATTTCGATTCATCTTGTAAGCAACTGCTTTCTATAAACGCTCATGTAGAGGAGATAAATAATGAATAGAACAATACTAGGTGTACTTACATCAATAACTGGTTGGCTTATGGTAGCTAGTGGTTTGTTCCTTTGGAATATGCCTAACATAAACTTGCTCGGTTTAATACTTGCTGTAATGGTGATAATAGGTGGGTTAGCCTTAAACTATTTGGCATTTTTAATTTGGATAAAAAAGGAGAAAAACTATGAGTAGAGGAGTTGAAATAAGTTTTAGAGACAAAATCAGAATTAAATCTATTGATGATGATTTTGTTTTTGAAATAGAAATTGGAGATCAAATTCATCTTTTAATTCATTCTTTAGATGAAGTTGATTACGAAGGAAACAAAACTTATAAAACAATATTTGAAGAATTTATAAATAAAACCAATGGGGAGATTTTAAAGTGAGTAAGCGATTAACAGTAGAACAAATAAAAAAATGGGAGGCAAATAATGACTAAATATAAACATATATATAGAGTATCTGAGCAGACTGTAGATGTGAGAAACTTCACTATTGAAACCGATAGACCATTTACTGACAATGATGATGATGGACAAAGTTATATTCTTGAAGCTATATGTGAAGTTGGTATTACCAAAGAAGGAGATACGGAAACAGGTACGACAGATGATGGAGTTAATTACAAAGTCACTTATGTTGATACAGATTATGGTGATGATGGACAAATGGATTGGGAGTATGAGGGATGAGTAATAAATTGAAAGCATGGATGTTAATAAAGACAGATAAAGACTTAAATGTAGAGATTGCTACAGTCGAAGCCAGTAGTTCTCAAAATGCTTTAGATTGGGTTAGTGATGTTGAATTTGAAGAAGCAGACAATGAATCTTCAATGTTTGATTATGTCGAATTATACCCTGATGATGTGCAAGTAATAAAGTTGAGTATGGTTAATTGGTGGGGGGTTTCTGATGAGTAATAAACTGACAGTAGAACAAATAAAAGACAGGTTGTATGAAGTTGAAAGCAGATACTATAAAGGTTGGAGACAGAGTGAGTATTGGTGGCGTGTGTGTGGTGATGTTCATCCAACAGACAGACGACTATGGACGAGATATACGAACTTACTAAATAAAAGAAAACAGGAGAGTTAGGAATCAATAAATAATTGCGGAAAAAAGATTAGCGATCATCGTTATTACTCGGTGGTCGCTATTTTTTTTGACTGCAAAAAAGCACGAGCAAAGCCCAAACCCGAAGAACATAAACCAGTTAAATATTTTTTTTAGTCTTTACAGATAAGACCTCTAAACAAAATTCTTTATTATAATTTGCCTATTCTGTATGCAAGAAATAGCCAAATAATTTGTTCTTGTTTTTATTGTGGCTATTGAATGTTGCATTATGCTATCAATCCATTATCATTTAATTACCGATTGATCCTCAAATTTGATTGGTATTTAATCAAGCGAGAGGGAGAGGCTAATGTTTTCTCCTATGGTTTCACGAATTATTATTGTGGCATTGGCTTTTCCCTCAAACTTTACCCCTTATATGTGTTGATCCCCTTCTTTCTTTGAAGGTTGGGGATTTGCACTTTGTTGTTGCGCGACAACAATATTAACTATGTAAATCAATAACTTAGACAATCATCGTCTAATAAATCATGCAAAAAAGCATGGTTTTTCTATCGTTTTTTCCCATTTTTCCAAATTAGAATGTTCCAATATTACCTTATAAATCAATGACTTAGGGGTGTCGTGGTATAATATAAGGGTGCATTAAAAAGCACATTGCGATCTTTAACAACAGGACTCACAGAGAGAAAAAATTAAATACAAATTTATTTGAGGATATTATTATGAATAAAATAAGAGACTTTCAAAGGCAACGAGTATATGACTGGGAACGATCTCAGGAATGGTTTAACCCTTTTGTAAGCTATTTAACGCAACAACAAGTAAGATCAGTAATCGAAAGATTAGATAAGGTCTTTAAAAGAAAAACCAAAACCAAAATCTTTTTTAAAGGTGGTTATGGTGGTTCTTATGCTAAAGGTAGCACTGAGATACACCTTAGAAAAAAATGGGCTTTGAATTATGGAGTGATCCTACATGAATACGCTCATCTTTTGACAAAGGATAAACATGGTCGTCAATTTGTTTCAGCCTATTGTAATCTTCTTAACATCTTTCATCCCAAACAACCAAGCATCGATGAACTGTGCCAAACAATGTATCAGTTTAGAGTTAGCCACGATTGTTTTGATGAATGGAAAAGAAAACATAAACTCAGCAGAAGGCATAAACCTTTTGAGGCTGTTCCAGAAATCGCAATCGTTGAGGTTGAGAAACCTAAGAAGAAAAGGATTTCAGCCAAACAAAGATGTCAGATGTTGACAGAGGAACACGATTGGTTGCACATTTACCACGATGATTGGTTCGAGTATGAAACAATTATTGAGGTCTATGACAAAACTCTTGTTGACGAAGAAACCATCGATGATTACTCAGAGTTTCGGTTCTATGGTTGGAAAGAGGCAAAAGAAGAAGCCTTAGAACTAATCAAGGAGAAGGAACATGAGTAAACAAGAACCAAAAATAGGCGACAAAGTTTTATCCTTTGACGATAACATCTACTACGATGGTTATATGAAGAAATCTTGGAGGGATGTTTGGTACATAAGTGTTATTACAAACATTTATTCTGAGGGAGAAGACACGCCTTATGGAAGTGGAGACAACATAGAGTATGAGATGATAAACGAGACTGGAGAAGGCAAACATCGTTTTCTTGGAGTTGGTCTTAAATCATACGTTATGAGAGATGGAAAGAATCCACTTAAACCTTTGGGGTTTGATTCACAAGGAAAACCAAACCTATGGATTTTCCCACACACCTTAAAGAATCTTCATAACTCGAAGTAAGAAACAAGAAACCCACATTGGAGAAATCTAGTGTGGGTTTTTTTATGCGCTGACGGAAAAGCAGAAAGACCTGCGACCAGTAAAATATTCTTTGGAGTGTGGGCTGACACAACATCTTGTGGTTTGGTCTTTACATAAAGCAACTTCAACACTATATCTTGTGTTCCATGTGAAACATTGATTTCATTTTGATTTCATTTTGCTTTATAATGATTGGATGTTTTGTGTAATTAGACATACTTTTGAGATTGATACCACCGACAAATACAATTCTGTTGGTGAGTGGAAGCATTTAGTATGGTTGTTTGATACTGAAGAAGAAGCCATGACTTTTGCCATAAGTCTTTTAGATAATCCTTTGCTCGTTGCAAATGAACATTACATGAACCATGCGATTGAAAGTTTACAAGAGGGCAGATACTGGCAAGTTGGCAGAGAGAGTGTTGCTGTTGGAATGATTGCAAACGAAAAGATAGAAATAATTTATGAGGACTTAGAAGATGACGAACAAGACAGCGAAAAGCATATTCATTAGATGTAGCCAAGAAACTTTTGATTTGGCTCATGCACTAAAAGACCATGAGAATAGAAGCCTCAACAAACAAATGATTCACATGATTCATGCTGTTGCAAAAGAGAAAGGGGTTGAAGCAGTAAATGATCCAGTATCAGAAGAAGCCAATGAAGACATTTTGATTACAAACTGCAAAGGTGATGAGATAGAAATAGAAGGTCAAGAAACTAAAGTTGGTTTGACAGGGCTTCTTGAAACAAAGAAACAGGGCTTTCCTGACCGCTAAACCAATAACCCATTAGCACATCCCCACAATCAGATACCACATCTATATCATCAAGGTATATGTTCGTTGGACTGTTCACCATCAAAGACCAAAACCTTGATTCCTTTGTTCTGCCGACTTCTTCTTTGAGCCTACGATGAACACCAACCAAAACCAACGCTCTCGAAAACCCAGAAGAATATTGACCAGTAAATATTTTTTCTAATTGGCTGGAAGAACTGACTGTTGCACCGCTTCGACTAAGGACATCTAAGTATTTATTACAGGCGCAATGTTGTCTCTCATCTATTTGTTTTTCAAGATAGAGTTTATCAATCAGATGTTGATCGCATACGATGGCTCGACCAACCTTGCTTTTGCCAATGCCAGTAATTCCGACTTTGTTTCTTTTGTGAAGGAAAGGACTCCCTATGTCATTAACTTGTAATGACTTCTTAGATATCCCAATCGAAGTTATCTTCAATTTTTTCTTGCTCAAAATACCTACCATTTATGACATTGTATCCCAATCTTACATTACCTAGTGATCCATTCCAACTGAAACGACATTTCCAAGAGTGAATTTCCACATCGTTTTCATTTCGATGAACTGTAATTCCTACGTCTGCTTTACTACTCCATGCGAAACTGCCTGATATATCAATGCCATTGACAACTCTTTTCTTTCCATCTCTGAGCATGGGCTTAGATGGGTGAGCCACAAAGAAAACCATGATGTCATGTTTCTTTGCATGAAGCTGTGTTTTAGTAAGCAGATCGCTGATGTAATCAGTCTCTAATCCATTTGATCTATCACGATGTATGAAGTTATAAGGATCAATAACCAAACATCTAATGCCATATCTACATACTGCACTAGCGGATTTTTCTAACACCGCTTCGATTGTTGGCAACTCATCTCCCATATAATCTTGAAACAGTATATGATCGTTGATCCATGTTTCCGCAAAGTCTTTTTCTTCTTGGCTCATTCGTTGGTTTGCACCTTGAAAAAATGGTTTACCTGTTTTGAGTTGCATGAGTTGTACGCTATGCAGACTAGGACTTTTTTCAAAACTACAATAACAGGTTTTCCAACCATAAGTATTAGCCATGTTGACGACTAAGGAATCAATGAACGCTGACTTTCCATCACCAGCATAACCTGTAAAAATATAGAGTTGTCCAGTTGAAAGGGTGAACAGGCTATCAACGCTTTTGAACCCTGTCGAAACCCCTTTGGGTTTGCCTCCATCGTATAAGTTTTGTATCTGATCTTGGTAATGATCGAGACTATGCAATCCGTGAAGGGGTATTTCCTCCGAACCAAGAACCATTTTTCTCAACGCTTCAGAACCCTCTGCCAACAATACCTCATTGGAATCTTTGAAGCCTCTGTAATCCATGCGATAACATTTAGCCATGTTCATTCTTCTAGCCAACTCTTGTGCCAAGACATCTCCAGCTTTGTCATTGTCTGTGGCAAGTATGATTCGATTCACATTCTCAAACTTCTCTCTGTCCTCCCAAACATACTTGAACTTGGTATCTTCGCTTGGATGAACTTTTCCAGATTTGATCTTAGAAGGTGCGCCATTGGGTACAGAATAAACATCGATGTTCGCATAGTCTTTAAACGCTGTCTTTATGGCAAGGGCATCTATCTCTCCCTCTGTAATAACAACTGTATCTTCTATCGTCTTCAACTCAGGATCAGGCTCATTGTTTCCCCAAAACTTATCAGAATTACCTTCCCACCAAAAAACTTTAGAGCCATTGGCACTTCTATACTTGACCGCTTCTAACTCACCATCGCTTGAAACATAAGAAAAACCTATGACTGGTTTATATTTTCTTGTATGCAGGGTTGTGCCGTACTTGATTGCAGTTTGCAAGTGTATCCCTCTTTCCTCTAACCACTTAGCAGATTCACCTGTCATGTCGTTATCAGGGAGTTTATCAGGAGGGTTGTTCCCATTTGTCTTTGTGTTTTTATTCGTATTAGTATTGCCTTTAACAATTTCCATTTTGAATTTCCTCTCTTTGTTGATTACACCATTCTCTCCGCAATGATGGCAGTTATAAACGATAGCATCATGGCTAACATTCACCGATAAAGGTTTATCTCTTTTGTGTTTTTTTCTTTGGTCGCTACACAATGGACAAACTACTTTGTGTTGTCCATATGATAAATGATTCGTGGTCGCTTCTATTTGCTCAAGCATGATTAACTCCTCTACATAGTATCTAATCTATTTAGTATCTAATAATTAAAACTATCTAGTATCTATATAGCTATATAGTATCTATATAGAGAGCCTTAATTATCTTTTACTATTTTAGTATCGATGATCCGTGCCAATCTATCTGCAATCTTTTTCCTTGTAAGCAAGGGATACTGAAACAGTTTGTGAACTGATTCCCTGACTTTATCGGATTGGATTTCTAGTGATGAACACAGATTATCAAAATCTTTTGTGTTAAAATATTCTATTGCCTCTTGAGAAAGATGACTATCTTTTGATGCAATGTCTCTTACCGCCTGTTTAAGAATTGATGCCGATAGTGTTTTTCTTTCTTGATTTTCCATAGATCAAATATCTTAAATCATAATGTTGTCAAAATCAAATCTTCATGTTATCATCTTAAAATCATCAATGTTGGTTAGGACACGAGCTACTGTAAAATCCTTGACCTCTTTTAAATGAGAGTAAACAAGAGATAGGTTGTAGATGAAGGTGGGGATGAGAACTAGACCGAGTACCCATACTAACCAACACCAAAAACTGAGGAGGAGATGATGGACTTTGAAATCAAGAAGGGTATTCCTTTACCTAGAGAAAAAGGGCGACCAAGAAAGTACGACATACCGCTTGAGACAATGGAGGTTGACGATATGGTTATGGTCGAACTTCCGAAAACAAAAATCCAAATCGAACAAAAGATCATTAGGAACTTTGTCCTAAGATACACTCACAAAAACCCCACAAAGAAATACACAGTAAGACAACTCGACAATGGCATTGGGGTTTGGAGAGTTAAGTGAAGTACACTAATCACCACAATTTACCTGACGAGATTATCAGGGCAATAGAGAACGACCAATACGATAAAGGGGATTCAGTTATATCTATAACTGGATTGCTTCAGCCTCCTAGAATTAGACTGCTAAATAAAACACACGAAGAAGAACTGGTTGAGGACTATTCAGATCAAATATGGAAAATACTAGGTCAATCAGTACATACGATATTAGAACGAGCCAATGAGAACTATGAAGACACCATAACTGAGGAGAGATACTTTGCTCAAGTCATGGGTTGGAAGATATCAGGGCAGACTGATAGTTTCTCAATGGAGGACAGAACGCTCAAAGATTATAAGATCACTTCGGTATGGACAATCATATCTGCATCTAAGGGTGGGAAATCAGATTGGGAACAGCAACTCAACTCATACGCTTATCTGCATCACAGGGTGCATGGAGAGAGTATTGAGGCACTACAAATCATAGCAATCGCTAGAGACTGGAATAAGAGAGAAAGACAAAGAAGGGGTGGTGATTATCCTCCCTCACCTGTTTCAGTCATTGACATACCTCTATGGACTTTTGAAGAACAAGAGGAGTTTGTTTATACAAGAGTAAAGCTACACCAAGATTGGGAGGTGAAATATCTTATGGATGAAATACTTCCTGATTGTAGTGATGAGGATAGGTGGAAGAAAGACGATACATGGAGGGTGATGAAGAAAGGAAGGAAGTCAGCACTCCGAGTTTTATATTCAAATGAAGATGCAGAACAATACATAGAGAACAGCGAACAAAAGGGTTTAACCATCGAACACGCTCTCGGTGAACCCATGAGATGTACTGGAAACTATTGTGGTGTTGCTGAATTTTGTAATCAATTCAAAGAGGAGAAATAAATGGATAAGAAAGAACTAACATTTAAAGAAATATGGGATACCTTGTACGAGATAGATGTGTCGAAACACACAGAGAAGAAAATGAATCTAACCTATCTCTCTTGGAGTAGGGCATGGACTTTACTTATGAAGGAGTATCCTCAAGCAACTTATACTTTCGTTGATTTCGAGGGTGTTCCATATAGGGCTTTACCTGATGGAACTACTGAGGTAGCTACACAAATAAAGATAGAAGATCATGTTAGGAGTATGCTTCTTCCGATCATGGATCATAAGAACAACGCTGTCGAAAACCCAAATGCTAGACAAGTAAACGATAACCGAATGAGGTGTCTCGTTAAGAACTTAGCTATGTTTGGTTTAGGCATGAAAGTTTTTACACAATTTGAAGATCATCTTCCTGATCCTGAGAAGGACAAGAAACCAGTAGCAAAAAAGAAAACCAAGAAAGAAGAAGGGTTTGATGCCAATGGATCGCCAACAAAAGAAGAACCCAAGAAAGAAGACGATGTTTCAATGAACGAGGCATGGGCTAAAACTTTCGTTGAGGGCTTTGAAAAAATGGTTGTTGCTTTCGATAAGGCTGAACAGGTCAAAGATTTCTATATGTCCAATGAACAAGACATACTTGCAATCAAAGATATAGACAAGAAATACAAGAAACAAATAGATGATATTGTTAAAAAACAAATACGATTAAAGGAGGATAACAATGGATGACAATAAAAAATTTAGAAACACAAAACATTGTGGAGGTGCAGTATTCAAAAATGGGTACAAAGACAATGATAAAAAGCCTGAGTGGGTTAATGCTGAGTTTGAGATTACTGGTGAGTTTATGAAGCCATTGATAAATGAGTATAAAAAGAAATATGCTAATGACTCAACAACACCTGAAGCAGAAAGGACTGTATCATTCAATCTTGCCATGTGGGAAAGACAATCTAAAAATGGAAACCCATACTTCTATCTTAAATTTGAGAAACAAATAGAAGATGAATCAGAAGAAATCATTGAACCAAAGGTCAATGAGAATGATGGATTCAACGATGACGACATCCCATTTTGATATGAGCAGACATTCAGATTTGATAATGGAAATCTCAGAGAACGTAGATGACTATGAGGTATTTCGATTTATGACTAGTTATAACTCTTTATTGGAACAACTATCAGAAGTTGATGATGGGTTTGGAACAAGCAAACATGATCTACTAATGATCTATGTTTACCATATAATCAGAGAGTCAGAAAATGCCAGTTGATAGCTACGTCAATCTCGAAAATCTGCTCGACAACATCAAGCAAAAACTTGAGGAGAGATCAGAAAGGCATAAGAAAAAAAAGGCTCAACATTGGGGGAGACAAGTCAAATGTTTTCATTCATTCGATACCACGAAAACTAATATGTGGTATGACGATAGAAGGGATGATGGAAGGGTTTCTGATATAAGTTATAACGATGGATCAATCAAAAGAATTTTACATGACCACGATGATGAGGTCGTTTACTTCGAGCAAAACAAAACAAAGGGAAGCAGTTTGGTTGATCTATATCAAAGGATAAAGGTTAATAAATATGGATGAGCAAATAGAATTATGGATGAACCGCATAAGAGAACTTTCAACTGTTATAGAAAAAGCTGAATACGAACTCGTAGCATCAGAGGCAGATGTAAAGAAGATCAATGCCACACTAAAAATGACCGCACTATCTGAGGGATTCAAAACCAACTCTGCTCAAGAGACTTACGCTGAGAACCAAGACGAACTTTATAATGCGAGACTCAAAGTGGGTGTCGCAAAAGGTTTCTTGTCATCGGTTAAGCTACAAATCAGAGCATTAGAAATTGGGTTTGAGGAGTGGAGAACCAAGATGGTGAACGAGAGAGAAGAAAGAAAAAGATATGGGGCTTAAAGGAAGAACACCAAACAAAGAAGAAAAACAACACATGGACAGGGTATGCACTATTGGGTGCATCGTATGTTTCAATCAGGGTTATATGTTCGTTCCATGCGAGATACATCACATAAATGGAAAGACAAAAGAGGGATGCCATTTCGAGGTACTTCCTCTTTGTTTTAAACATCACAGAGAAGGCAACTCAAAACCTCCATACATAAGCAGACATCCTTACAAGAAAAGGTTTGAGGATGCTTATGGGAAAGAGGAAGAACTGCTAGAGAAAGTAAATCAGATAATAGGAGACAAAGAGTTTTATGACTCATTCGATGACATACCTTTCTAAAAGCCAACAGAGCGTCTTGGGTGAGAACTAAATATTTACTGGCATATATTCTTTGCTGGGGTGCAGAGACAAACACTAACCTTGAACTGATAGAGGACTAACATGAAGCCACAAAGCGCAAAAGCAAAAGGAAGGAAACTACAACAATGGTTTACGGAACTTTTAATAGAAAGATTGAAACTGGACAAGGATGATCTTGAATCAAGACCTATGGGTAGTCAGGGTGAAGATATAATCATGGGAAAAGAATCGAGAATAAAATTCCCTTACAGCATCGAGTGTAAAAATGTTGAGAGACTTAATGTTTGGGATGCTTATTCTCAAGCAGAAGCGAACTGTAAAACCTATGAGCCATTGGTGGTAATCAAAAGAAACAGGAGTAAACCATTGGTGGTTGTAGATGCAGAACACTTTATTGAATTATACAGAGATAGAATATGAGGAGAGGAGATATGATTAGATATTTTTGTGATGATTGTGGAAAGGAATTGGTAATAGACCAACATCCTTTGGATATGGAATGTGAGGTGGCAGAGGGTGTTGATCTTCTGTATCACGAAACTGGATTAGAGGTTCATTCATACGACAGAAGAACCGATGAGATGAGTTATCAACACCAATGCAAAAACTGTCATGTAAAAACCCACAAAGAAGAATCATTTTACTTTGATTTGCAAGGGAGTATGGCATGAAGAACAAAGACAACATCAACCCAAACTATTACAAAGAGGGCATACAAGTTACCGACTTCATACTGTCTTACAACATGGAGTGGTGTGAAGGAAACATCATTAAGTATGTAACAAGATACAAAGCCAAGAATGGGCTAGAGGATTTAAAGAAAGCCAAGTGGTACTTGGAAAAACTAATTGAAAAAACAAAGGGGGAGAAATGAAGAAGCTGACAGAACAGATAATTGAGGACTTTGAAAAAACAATTAAACAAGAGAAAAAAAACATCGACCAGATAGATATTTTAAAAACATACTCAGAACCAGACAAAGAACTGGTTCGCATTGAGGCTTGTATAAATTTAAAACTAGAGGGTGACAAATGAATGAATACGATGAAATGACATTGAAAGTGATGGAAGATATAGTGGATGCTGACTTAGATGAATACCAAGTAAAACAACTAATTATGTTTTTGATTGCTGGAACATTGACTTATGACACAGCAAGAAAAACAGCCGAGCAAATTGTTGAGAGGTGTTCAAAATGAAAACATTTAGTGTGTTACAGTCTGCAAGTTATGGACAATGGGTTAAGGTAAAAGCTAACAACAAAGAAGAAGCAATAAAAAAAGTAAATGATGGTGATTGGACTGATGAAGATATTGTTTCTTCTGAATTAGTAATTCGTGAAACAACAGGTGATGTAGAGGAGGTATCTGAATGAAAACTTATAAAACTTATAAAATTTATTTCGATTATAGCCAATGGGGTATGCCCGAACTTGGCAAAGTATATCAAGGAACTACAAATGATTTAGATGCTTGGCTAGAAGAAGGTAATAAACTTATTAGAGCAAAAAATGGTTTTATGAAAGAAGAGACACTTGATGATTATATAATTGAGGAGGTATCTGCATGAAAGCGTTAGGTTTATTTATATTTTTACTAGGAATGTTTGTATTCACAAGTGGTTGGGTGCTTTTAGATTTGGCATCTATGCCATTGAAGAATGATCTTTATTCATTGGATGTGTTGGGTTTCTTTAACAATATGTTTTCAATAAATCCAACGATAGCAAGTTTTCAGTCATTTATGTCTCTTATGTTCATCATCATGGGTTGCTTCATGGCATTTAGTGGTGCGATTATGTGCGACAGAATATGACGCAGCCTGACGCTGCAATAATAAATATTTACTGGTCTATTGTTATTACTGACTGAGGAGGTGGTATGTTGGATTATTACGAAAAGAAATTGCGTGAGAGAAAAAAGAAATGGTGGGAGTGGCACAAAGAAAATCCCCAAGTGTGGGATAAGTTTAAAGAGTACACCTTCGATGCCATAGGAAGTGGTAGGAGACATTATTCACATTGGGCTATAGTCAATCGCATTAGATGGAACAAAGAGATTGAAACAAGTGGTGAGGACTTTAAGATCAGCAACGACTACATATCTTTTTATGCAAGACTGTTCCATGCGAAATACCCTGAGTATGATGGATTTTTCAAACTAAAACCATTGAAAGAAGAAAAAGAAATAGAAAGACTTCGTATCATTAATAAGAGTTTAAAAGAGTTTGGCTACGACCAAGACAAGACCGATGCGAACTATAATAGAATTAAAGCAGAGTTGTTTGGATAGCTTCCTCTTTCGCTTTCTTCCTTAGCATTGGCACGATTGCAAGTCTGCGATCTCTTTCCATTTCCATTTGTGCCAGTAATTCTCCTCTAGCCATAGGCGATATATCTGTCCTTCTCAGAAGGAAATCTCTCCTTCTTCTCCAGTTATCCATGTATCTTTCGATTGCCCTGATCTGACCTTTGACATTTGAAACCCCTTGTACGCTTGAACGATAGGCACTATATTCATCGAACCTTCCATCTTTTCTTAGCTTGTTCATAGTTTGAACTGCTGTGTCAACTTCTGACCTTAACTCATAGAACTGTTGCTGTAGCCCTCCTCCTGATCTTGTAGGGTCTAAGAAAAACCTTTTTAATACTGGTATGTTATTCATGCTTGGTGGAATCAATGGCTCACCAGTTGCGCCTCTAGCTACTACATCTGATATGTCTAATAAATATCCTCCGAGTGTTCCTGTATATCCACGAAAGATGTGTTCCATTTTTGCAGGAGATATATTAAATGTCTCACCGATGTCTTTAAGTAATTGATTGGTTGATGGTCTTGATTGCAGACCAGCCTCTAGTTTTTGTTTGTAGTAAGGAATGATCTCTGTATTCGTAAATGTATTCCTGTTGTTATATACCTCAGCAATAGGCTTAAATGCTTGGAAACCGAATGCAGGTTCTAAGAATGGAACTGCTGTTGTTGTCTTGAGTTGTCTAGTGATTGATCGCAAAGGATCAGGCTCGATCTCTCTACCAAAAAACTCATCTATAAACCTCTCAGGGAATGTCTTAAACAACATACCTACTTCAAAAGGAATAGGTATTTTGATTGCAGGAATATCAGCAGGGAGTGGGATGATCCAGTTGTCATCTCTGACCTCTCTCCTTGCGTTCTTATACTCCTCATCATCGCTGACCATCATGTAATAGAGGGCAGTCAAGAACATCAAGAACGATCCCCTAGTAAATGCTGTTTTAATGATTTGGTTCTGTACTTCTTCAAGACTCTGCCCTTCTTGGAGTTTTTCAATAGAAGAATATTTACCAGTAAATGATCTGAACAAGACATCCAAACCCTGTATCCTTGCGTTGAAAAATGGGATCGCAGCAGTCACAATCCTAAATGTTGGTGATAGTCCTCTTCTTCCAAAATTAATTATTTCTAATCCTTGATAGGCTGCTTCTGATTGTGCTTGTGCTTCTGTGTACCCCTCTGATTTAAGTTTGTTATACACCGCATCATAGACAGCTTTCCTTGTTGCTCCATCTGATTTAGTGGTAAGCGCACCCAACCCATCCCATACTTTGAAGAAAGCACTAGATGCAGTCATGCCATTGTCAGGTGCTAATCCCTCTTTCCTCATGGCTCGATTGA